GCGCCAGTAGCACCATTAGCGATATCATTAACAGCAACGCCTGCCATTTTGCCCATAATAACAAGGGCGCCAGCAGCGATGTCAGAGCCAGTTCCATTGGTGTAGCTAACAACTACGCCAGAGTCGATTTGATTCTTCATTGTTTATCTCCTTAGCGATTTTTGTAGCGGGAAATTGCTTTCCCGCTGAGTTAATTACTAGTTATTAGACGCCAGTGTTTTTGAACAAGCCCTGGTAACCAATAGCGGCACCGGCTACATCAAAATAAGCCACGAAGGTTCTACCAAGGATATCGCCTTCATTTTCGATAGCATAGATAGTCGGAGTTTCTTTCCCGTCAAGGAAAGCGACTTCAACAGTATCAGCGCTATTCTGATCAGCAGCCATATACCAGGCAGTGCTGAGGTGAGGAGTAGTTACAGCAATCAAATCACTGAAAGCATTTGAATTGCCGTTGGCATTGCTGTTAGAAGTTACATCCTGCATAGAGGTTGTCAGGATATGAGCATTAACACGGTTTTTCGGACCAACCAACAGATAACGAGGAACGATACCCAGTGGCGTGCCGTTCGAACCCTTCTGAGCCATCATTCTCTGATAACCAATGTCAACAGAGGTGGCAGATACAGCAGCGTTGGCAGTGGCAAGGTTATTACCACGAGCAGCAGTATCGAGGAACAGAGCCGAACCATCAGCCATGTTAGCATTAGCAGTCAGAACACCATAAGCAACGGCGTCAATCAGGTTACCAGCGCGAGCACCAAATTTGGCGAACAGGCGAGAGAACAGATTGAGATCGTCAGCCAACAGAGCGCGTCTGGTGATTCTGATTTTGCGGGCAAGGGTAGAAAGCTGGATAGCTTCGCCCTTATCGCCAATAGTCCCGTGCTTGATTTCTTCGCCTTCATCAACTTCAAGCATTTCGGGAGCGTCATCAAGATTTACACGTCTGGCAGATTCGAGGTTCGGCAGAGAACCCTTGGTAGCCCAGATTCTCCAGCTTTGCTGAGCCTGTGCAAAACCCTTGGAAATGGCTTTGTTACCAGCCTGATCCAGGATATAGTTAAAGTCAGAAGTGCCCATCATGCCTGAACGCATAGCAAGCTCAAGGGCTTCGGTATCTGACATGGTATAAACATCATTTCTACCCTGTCTGCGCAGACATTCGCGAGCAAGAGTTTTGAAGGTAAGCTTGCGCATTTCTTCGGCACCAGCTGCCGGGGTGACAACAACGATACCAGAACGCATTAACAAGCCGTCAGTAGCTGCAGCGCGAAATTTTTCAACATCAGTGGCGCCCATTTCAATGCGAGCAGTGGCAATGGGGGCAGCCTGACGTTCAGCGATTTTCTCAAGAACAACTTCCTGAGCTCTCTGCAGGGTAACGTCTTCAGTGATGAACTTATTAGCAAGTTCGCTCACATTGTGTTTTGCGCATAGTGCTGTAATAGCAGTTACGCGGCTTCTTTCCGCTTCAAGGGCGGTGCGCTTAATAGCCTCGATATCAACCTGAGGCTGTTCAACGATGTTTTTGTTTTCAGTAGGCATAGTCTCGTGCTCCTTTTTGATTTCAATAGTATCAACAGCCTGTTGGCTGATATTCACGTCACTAGTAATATCATTATTAATATTACTGATAATGTCTGCAGTTGTTGCTTCCTCTGGTGAAACAACAGCCTCTGATGCGGCTCTAGCTTTGGCATATGGATCGGCACCTATAGCTGTGACACTATATTCACCCAAATACCACTTGGTTGACAGCTGCAAAGGGCCTTGGTATTTCTTGCCTTCAAATTCGTATTCTTTCCCGGCAGGAATCCAAGTGCCGCTGGCTGTATAGCCAACCGAACCAGAGTCAAGGTGTCCGTCGCGAATCTTTTCGAAGGCTTCTATAGCATCTGGGCTCTTGGCAAAATATAGACGCCCAATTACTTCGTTGTCTTCAACACGGATTTCACGAACAGAGCCAAGGGTGTTTTTAACTGAGCTGCGATTATGGCTATCCTGCAAAGGCACTTGCTTATTCGCAGGAACAATAACCCCTTTCGCGATAAGAATCTCAGTCACCACATCCATACGTTCCCAGCTCCAGACTTGAGCAGGAACTTCTGTCGCCAGTACAAATTCGACGCTTCTGTCATTCTCACGCAACGTGGTTGGTTTAAACGTAACCGCGCTACGAACAGTAAGCCCATTAGGAATACCTTCAGGCTGCCTGTTAATTTCTGTTGCTGGCATGTATAACCTCCTTTATGTAATTAAAAGTTCTGAATTTCTTCTGACTCTTCTGTGGTTGAGTCTTCAGATTCTTCTGACGCATTAGTCTTTTTGGCAGTATCAATATAATCAATAATGCCAGCCTCTTTCATGAGATTGATTTCATACTTGCGCGTGGCAACTACTTCCTCAATATCTCTGCCTGTCGTATCACACAAATCTGTAAGCGTATTGACACCCATGTCAACTTCCTGCTTACCTGCCTTGGCATCCTTAAGCGGATCTACCCATTCAGTTTTCGGACGACTCCAAACAACACGCAGATGTTTAACTGGATCTTCGGCATAATTTGGTAGGACTAAACGCTGTGGGCGTCCAAAGTCCATTTCAAATTCCAGGAACCAACGATATACCTTGTCATAAAACTTTTCCTGGAATATCGCGAAGGTATATCGAACCATTGCTCGTTCGAAAAGTAACATCTGGCGTGATGATGAATAGTTTGTCTGTGAACCATCATTAGATACTGATTCATATGACATGCCTGCACCTACTGATGCAGAACGAAGCTCTGAGCGTAAAAATGGTTCGTATTGTGTGCCAGGATTTTCAGGCTTAACAGTATTAATCTTCTCGCCCTTACGCAGATAATGAACGCCACCTGGGGTTATATATTGATAAGGATTCCCACCGGCATCATTTTCATCTTCGTCTTCACTAAAGAAGGCACCTGGATCATCAGATTCAACAAACACACCAAAACCAAGAGCTGTGCGAGCAAGTTTCATCGTATCGGCTCTATACATGCCAATGTTGTGGAAATTCATGACAGTTGGAGCCATACGAGAGATACCGCCTACAGCAGAAGCACGCTGTCTATCATACAAATCAATGATATCTTTGGCGTCTACAAACACAGATTCGGTTTCAGTTTCGGCAGGATGACGGGGCTTAAGCCAGTAACCAATAACCTTGTTATACTTATCAAGCTGCTTGCCACCAACAATCCTTAAATCAGCGGTATCTGTATCCTTGCCAGTATCAAGATGATCGAGCTCAATAGGCTCAATAGCAAGGATTTTTTGCCCGTATTCATTATTAATATAAACACGTCTAAACAGGATGCCGCCATCAATGAGAAAATGGGCAGCCGCCAAGCGTTGTAATTGATATATACTGTCGCCATTAGCGCCAGCTGTAGGAGCAAAACGTTCCCAACGCCTCAAAATTTCAGTGTTGGTTGGTATGTCAAAGTCATAGTTATTCTTGGGGGCTGCTTTCAAAACCTTAGGACGGGGCCAACTTCCTTCACCCACTAAAGCTGCAATAAAACGCATTTTCATCCCTGAAACATGGGAGTTGTTACGCTCAAGCTCACGTGTTGCGTTGGTAGTTGGTTGCCATGCCTGCAAAATCTCCTGAGCACCAGTAGTTTGGGCTGGCTTATAATTTCGGTAAGAGTTATCACGTTCAGCTGCAGTATAACTACGCAAAGCATAGTGATTCTGCATATAACGATTAGCATAACCCGGGGCAAACAATGCTATTGATTTTGCTATAATGTGGGCTATTGTATCGTACATATCAGGCTCCAAACATAGGGGCTTTAACTAGATTGCCACCTCTTGTTGCGCGATCAAGTGCTGCTTCCAAAACTTTGATTTCATCCATGATTGTCTTCAAATCGCCACGAGTTAAAGCTCTACCATTAATAGAATATGATTGAGCGCCACCGAGGATAGCGTCACGCGCTGCTCGAAACAATGTCAGCTCTGCGCTTATTTCGCTTCTGCTTTTTGCCATCTGATGTCTCCTTTGTTGCCTGTGTGTCTTTTTCGCACTCACTATCCTCGACTCTATTATGCTTGCGACGCGGCTTTTTGTCAGCCTTTTCTGGTGATTTAACAGGCTCTGATGGGCTTGAGTCTGGTAACTTTACATCCTCACGCTTTCTGGTTTCACCTGCTGCCCGAAAAGTTGATGAACAAGTCTCGCAACAACAATAACGTATCTCCTCTACGGTGCAAGTAACTGTAACCTTTGTGGGTAACAAACCTGCCATTTCACAAACCGGACAGATTGTATTACCATGTTCATATTTAACAACCCTGTTCTGGGCATATATAACGCTCTTAATAAGCTCAAGAGTAATAACCAAAGTGTTGCCTCCCGCTCGTGGCTAATTAATACTTTATGGTGTTTACAAAATTATATCGTTTTCAACGTTCATAAATACCTGCTTCATAAGGTGACTCCTGATAAATAGGCAACCTTCGCTTCTTTGATGCAGTATTATTTTGTTTTACCGGTTCGTCTTCTGATTTATTTTCTTTGGCGCCACGAGTCGCGGTTGTAAACTTCAGCCCTATCATATCTGCACACACCAAATTCAAGACTTCAGTATCCCAAGATTCATTGTGCTTATGAGCCGGACATTGCCAAACACCCTTCGAATCTCTATACTCTGCCGTCATATGGGCAAGGTAATCTGGATCCGGATTAGAATGTAGGCGGAATGCACCTGGTTCATCGATTTCAAGTGATATCTTACCTGCCAGCAAATCTTTATAGTAGGTTGTATTGACACGCACCAACTTGACACCACCCGGGACTGGATTTCCGTTAGGCATCTTGTCAACTTTACTAATTTCCCAGGGACGACGCATGGTTCGTTCACCTTTCGATGGACGCAACCTCAAATTCGGGAATTTACGACAAAAGTCATATATTTCAGCCGTCCTGTGTCCACCCGAGTCTATCAACCCGGCTGTAATACGAAACTTCTTTTGCCCATCAGCTGTAGGAAATTCACTTTTCAATAGCGTATGCAAATCTTCAAACCTATCAATTTTGCCATGCTTGATAAGCCACGAATCCATGTGCTCTTTGCCCCACGCTCTAATGGTGTATTCAAAATACAAATCTTGGGTATCAACCCCTATTGTCAGTCCGATTGCCTCTTCTGGGACAATCCCTTCTTGTCTCTTGTCACAGAGAGAAAGAAGTTGCTCTGCATCACGTCGTGAATTTACGGTTGGATCCCATGGTTCTGCCAAAGATGAGTTAATAAAGTTATGTAAAGCGCCAAAATCGCCCAATTTCGCCTTTTTTTGCGCTTTTACGAACTTATCCGCCAATTCTCCCCACCTTGTGACTGGTGAATAAAATTCAGGCAGATGAAAAGAACGATGTTCGCCATCAGATTCTGGATTTTGTGCAACCCAACGCCCAGCAAGCATCATTTTATGTTTCGAGCGCTCTTCAACCTTCTCTTCACAATGCGGACACACCATATGAGCCGTTTTTTTAGGCTTTTCGCTATCAAATTTAAAATATTTCATGCAGAAATTGAATTCTGCGCCACAATGCGGACACGGAACCATATATAGGCACATGTCGCCTTCCTGAAACAGCTGCCATATAGTCCCAGTTGGTACAGTTGGGGTAGATGTATCAACCTTTTTGTGGTTTTTGTAGAACTTGGTGCGTTCATATGCTAGCGATACTAAATCTGCTTCAGCCTTATCTTCTTTGTAAGTCTCATATTTATCAGTTTCATCGAGAATTACAATCTTACATGATTCGGCGGAGAGCTGGTTAGCTGTTGCACCCCTCACGAAGATAACCATGTTCTTCAGTTTAATCATTATCTTCTGGAAGTCATCCTTATCACCCGTCTTCTGCTTCGATAAAGATGCATTCTCATTAATAACAAGCATGATTTTATTTTCGGATAGCGATTTAGCTGCTTGAAGTGATGGGCGAACAAGAAGCACATTACCTGGATCATTCGCTATTGAATAAAAAATAATAATCAATGCGGTGGTAGTTTTAGAAGACTGGGCACTCCAACATAAGGTAATATGACGAACCTTAGGATCGGCTGCAGCCTCAAGCACTTCCCTGACATAAGGTGTTGCTGCCGTCGAATATTTACCTGGCAATGGCGAAACACGGGATGAAAACTCAAGATTTGCTTCTGCCCATTTCCATGGATTCATCTTTGCAGGTATCTGCCAGCTCTTTTTCCAGCAACTTGTGATAAAATCGAAGTCAATCATAATTGTATAACCCCTCTAATATATCCCTGATTTCTTGATCAAGGCGACTCTGGATTTCATGCCATGGCAATCCCTCCAAACCAGGGGCAACTTTAGCAGGCAGATTCAATAGAACAGACTTCACATTCTCTATCATAGGCTCCAGAAAGTTCTGGACATCCTTGCGTTCTACCAAAACACGGCGGCGTTCGAGAACTTTATTGAAATCTGTTTCACAGCGGCGTAGAATATCAAGCGTCTTCTGCCATGACTCAAGGCTTATTACAGATATAACACCTGTCTTTGCTAATGATAATTCGTATAACTCATAGGCTTTTATTTCTGCCTGACGAGCTCTCTCAAGTGCTGCCTGTAATGCATCCATCTTCTGAGCTGTGGCAACAAGTGGGGCTTCCTTCACCTTCTTGGGACGCCCACGGCGCTTTGGCTCTATTACCACCATATCTTCTTCTTTTTCAATAGTAGATACATCCTCGCCTAGTGACATCAGATACTTCTGGGCGAGTTCCCTGATGTTCGTCTTATCCTTGCATTTACGCGGACGCGATACAATAAACTGGCAGTATTCCTTTGCTGGATAACCACCTTTATCATTATCGTAGGACGGGGCTCCCTCATCATCGAAAAATTGTAATGATGATTTCTTCAACCCCAGGATGCGCATAACATCTTGCCGGTTCCAATATACTTCAGACATGTGTTCCACCACCTTATAATTACTCTACTATTATAGTTTACAATAGAACGCAAAATTGAGGGCTATTTTTACACTTTTTTTATTTGACAATACGATAGCATTTCTGAAATGTGTGAAAAGCACACATGCCGTCAAAAATCTGACAGTTTATCACATCATCCGGTAAGAGTCATGTGCGGAAATCGCACAAAAAGGGGGCGGTGCCCACGAACCCTCTTTCCGTGCGGGTTTGGAAGAACCTAAATGTTTTTCCGCGCTTTCCGTGCGGCTTGCGAAGGCAGAGGCGCCGCAGAGTGAGGCGCAAAAAGTCTGACTCGTGTCAGATACGAGAGCGAGTTTGAAATTTAAGGGCGGGCTGTTTCCTTTCAACTGTGTGCCTCCGATATTTCGTAGATTAGATGGCGAGTCATGTGTGAAAAACACACATGCGGTATTTTTACCACAGTAGCCAAGTGTTAAGTTAATGTATCCCCCAATGTTGCTAGAAATAAAATTTATAAAATATTGTGTATACAATACGACAAATATAAGATGACGTATTTTAATTCATTACATAATAGACAACCCGCATATTATTAAATAATCATACAGCGTTTGATATTATATTGTATCACAAACATCCGCCCATGTTTATTTGTGATATACTATTAACATAGATGTTTTTATCCCCGAGCGGTTCCCTGATATACCCCCCCGTATTTTAGAAATGATAAAACTAAATGATACAAAAATGGTGCGGATTACAAAGTAATACATTTTCATAGATTCTGATTAAAACCATTTATCATATCATTCCGTCTAGACAATCTTTAATTTGCTTTGATTTACTATTAAATGATACAAAAAAGGTGCGGATTACAAAGTAATACCAACGCAGTATTATATCACAACGGTTTTCTGGGAAAAGCCAAAAAAATAAGAGCCAGTCATAATGCGGCTCTTCATATATATTCTCGTCCGTGAGGATACAACTCTCACGCGGATGTCAAGTCAAACATACCCCCCCTATTTTGGCAAAGTCTTTTTGGGATATCTAGGCATTGTATATATCAAGCCCCAGCAAATGCAACTTGATAGCCTTGCAATTCTTAGTCCAATACCAACCATGATCATCTGCAATAATCCCTGGCTTCGGCAGAATAATATCGAATAGATATGCTACCCCATTTGCTTCTGCAGTCTCCCTTGCATATGCCTGCCCTTGTGCGCTCCACAATGCCACATAATACCCCTCATCTCTTTTTCGGGCTATGTAATCAATTAGCTGTTGGTTAAGCTTGCCATTGCGTATAAGTGTTCCATCTACATCTACATACAAAGCCTTTGGTAACATTTAGTATTCCCCTTTATTTGTTGACATTCAAATGCATACATCTATAATAATTTGTGTTGTGCTTATAGCAAAATTCAATTATAATAACATAGTAGATGGAGGTAGACATGTCAAAGCAAGTTACATTTAATCCAAAACGTTTGGGTGATTTGGCGCAGGAAATAAAAGATGTCGCTGATGTCTTCTACTATAAGCTAGGCAGATATGGTGGGCATGTGAGAATGGCTCAATGGTTAATCAAGCATGGGCATCAGGAAGGCAGCATTACGCATGTCGCCAAGAAGGTATCTAATATCTTATGTGGTTGTGTGAGAGGTATACACCCTAACTTAAGGATGGGCGGTGTATGGCGGGCAGAAGAAGCCGAGAGGATAATTGCCTTGATAGCATATTGGTTAATGCCTATAGATAACCCGCCTATTACTGAGGGGATATGGACAAGGTTCGAAGGACGTGATATGGATGAGGGCAAAAGAGATGATATGAGGCGAGCATGTGAAATGCATGGGTTAGATTGGACAGGGATGCCTGATTGTCTGTGCTATGTCAAACTTACACCTGCTACCAGGAGAAGAACATGATAATAGTTCCTGGCAGTATTTATTATCTAGATCAGGGAGAGAAGATTCTAATCATGGAACAAGATTCTTTTACATCTATTATTAATAGCATTGTTAATGTCGCTGAAGCATATAGCATGTTCTACGACAAAGTATTCTTCAATAATAATGAAATCTCTCTTACCTTCACATGCATGAATAATTACCACATGGGTTATAACTCCGTTGATGGTAGTTTCTTTGGCAGCGGCGCGTTTGCTGATATATCACAAGACGTAGTAGTGAAAGAAGCAATCATGCATGGCTTATCATTAAAGCATAAAGAGATTATTGTTGAGCCCAGAGGTAGACTTGTTAACTATACATTTCACTATGACTTTGGATTACAGACTCTCAGGCGGCAAGAAGAAGAAAAGAGAAGGCTGGAAGAAGAAGAGATACTGGGGGTAGTTATATGAAAGCAGTTATCGATAGCATTATTCACGCTGGGCAACTTATTAATTTGGCTTGCATCGACTTTGTGCTTAAAGGGGATGAGCTCAAACTAACCTTTTTGCCATTAGGGCAACACCCAGTCAGTTTCATGAAAACATCATTCCCTGACGATACTGTTATCTTTGATGCTGCTCAGAATGGGCTTGCTTTTGTCAGCAAAGAGACTTCTAATAGCACACGATATGGCATAGAGATCAAGTATACATTCAAGGGCATCTATAAAAAAGAATTTGATATATATGATCAGGTTAAGAAGAATCATGAAGAAGAACTTGAAGAAGTATTAGATGCTGTTATATGAGTTATGATATAATACCAACACCACAAAAAACACTACGAAATTTGGGAGAGGCTTAGATTGGCTATAGAAGGGCATTAGCAAGAAAACCTTAGTGTGTATTATCCTCCTTCCTTCTTCCTTTTCTTCTTCCTTTTCCTTCTTCTTCCTTCCCCTTGCCTGCTTATTTCTTTTTTGGTACACCTTTTTTCTTTAAAAGAAAAAGCAGGATTTGATTCCCTGCTTTGTTTTTACTGATTTCATATAGTTATCATGATAGTGATATATTTTGCTGCAATGTAGCAAACCGATACGAACTCATGGCAAACCACCTAACGCTGTCTGGGAGCTTAAAAGAGGCATAGTGCCAGGAAACATATATCCTAGGAGAACACCCGGGTTCCCCCCGAAACTTTGTGTTTCGAAAACAGCCATATTTGTATGCGTATTACTAAGTAATACAAAAAACCATACCTGATTAAGGTATGGAGTTTTGTGGGTTGTGGGCTAATATGTATTATATCACAACGGTTTTTCTACTAATATAAAGTTGGCATTGATTTCCTTGTTTAATCTGGCAAGCTCTTCGAGCAATTTGTTTTTGTCACTATCTGCTGAGAGTAAAAAGCCATCATGCTGATTATTAATGACAGTATATGTATCTTTACTGCCACGGAGCGTCAAGGTGTGAATTATGAATGTTTCTATGCCTTGTATGGCAAATGATAAGAGCGTTTTATTAATTTTGTGTGTTACATATTCTTCTCTTTCGATTTGCGGGATTATACATTTGATTCTTTTCATGTATTTGCTGAGGGCTTTTTCTCCTCTCTTTCGCAAAGTATCAATAGTCAGGACAACTCCAGCATGATTAATCCAGCGCCCATTAGATTGTTGTTTTTTGATTATTGATAAAAGGGCTTCAGTCGCCGACTTAATTGGGCTAAGCCCAGCTAGGAAGTCACGATAGTTCGTCCAGAGGCGTTTTTTCTTAGCATAGTTCTTGAGGGCTTTCATGGGTTTTATACTATAATTAAGCCGGGCGGCATTAAAAATATAGGCATAAATAAAATCTTTTACTAATGATTTCGGAAAGCCTAATGCTGCGGCATCAGAATATAGGCGAGATATTTTTTTTGCAAGATCGTCTTTTATTTTCCCCGGAGGCAATAGATAATGCATACATGTCAGCTGTGCACTTTGCATATCCATATTGATATAGCCCATGGTTTTCAAAAGCTTTCTTCTGCCTTCGCTACATATACCTTGCAATCCTGTATGCTGCTCTGTTATCCTTCCGGATATTGTAGTTTTGTAGAATTGCTGATAATCTATTGTTATTGGCTCTTTGTCGTCTTTACGGAATTTTAGCAGATGCAGCCTAAAGAAATTGGCAGCAATTACGGCGCTTTTGAGGCGAGAATTTTTACAATATGGATTATCAATCCTAGTTGGACTATGGCGATTAAACCAAGCTGATATTCTATCGCTGTATTTTGCCAATTCCGCGTAATTGACTTCGACTTTTGTTTTTGATAAAAGTTTTATTGCATCAGCTACTAATTGTGATGTAACTAAATTTTTGTTTTTATCATAAAGACTTGGTGCCTGTATATCTGTCGGCAATGTACGATTTTTGCGTGCCTTCTCACCAGTATATAGATTTATGCAATGTTTGCCCGGGCTAAAAATAAGCAGCTCGAATGCTCTTAATATCTCTGATTTAACCCAAAAATATTTACTCTTGCCTATACCATTTACATATGCAGGAATATAGTGATTGTCAGTCTCTATTAAATGTGATATAGAATATGGATTCGCTTTGATTTGTTTTAGAAACAAGCTGTGTAATGGATAAGCTGGTGCAAAATAAAAATTTGTATCCTCGTTTTTATGGTAGCGCCATGCGCTCCTTGTCATTAGGCTGACAAACAAATCATATGTGCCCTGTGTTTGTTCGTCCCAATTTGCCAATCCGCGCACCCAATTATATACAGATTCAGATACATAATAGTGCTTGATAATTTTAATCATTTTTACCTCCTCCACTTCCTATTATAATAGTTTCAGCCGACAAGTCAAATTTATATTTTTTATTGACAATTTTAGTTTTTGAAAGTAATATAATAATGTCGTTGTTCCTGTTTTGTTTTCTCAAAGCAGGTTCTGGCACGATTCACATGAGTTCTGGGGGGGACAAACACCCCCCTATTTTTTTTGAGGGAGGTATCATGGGCAAGAAATTACCAACAACACCCAGGAGTCGGGTTCGCGCTGCCATCCGACAATTATTTTTGCGTTCGCGTGAGAGGGCTGCGGCGTTAAAGCGTGAGTCTAACACGTGTCAGGCTTGCAAGCGAAAAGCTTCAAAGGCAAAGGGCAAAGAGTTCGATGTGCAAGTCCATCATATTGAGGGAATAGGAAACTGGGAATCGATTATTGATATGATATTTGAAGAAATCTTATGTAGCCCATCATTGCTGGAAGTTCTATGTAAGGCATGTCATGCCAAAGAACATAAAACCCAAAAAACTGGAGGTATTCGAGATGTTATTTGAACCAAAAAGGATGAGTCCAGACAACAAGATTGTAATTTTATCACTATTAATGATTCTTGTGATCGCTTATGCGAGCTATTTGGTGCAAATGGCTTTTTACGAGACTAACCAACGTATTGATATGCTAAACAACAAAATCGAATTGCTGGCTACATTGGAAGAGCGCGTAAAAGTCCTTGAAGTCTATAAAAGCACAATTGTCTATCCACTTTACCAAGAGAACAACTCAACCATTGAATATAGTAATCCCGTCTATCGCTTCGATCAAAAAGACTTTGACGCCAAGATGCATAATTTTATTGACAAGCGTTGACACTTTAATCAAAACATGTTATGATTGAATTAGAGAGAAAGAGGAGGTTACATGAAAAAAGATTCTGAACTGTTCTGGGCTATCTGCGGTGATGACAAAATGGCGCTTAATGCGAATACTGTGCATGCAGCAAAGCGTGAGGTTTTCGGTTTACGGGGTGATGTTACAATCATCCAGAACCGCAGGATTTTATGTAGGCGCGAAAAGGGTTGTTGGCGTCACATCAACCCTTAATAAAACAAGGAGATGTTATGAAACGTAAAAGAGAAGAAGTCAAGGAAGATGGTACTGAGAATGAGAAGCTGCTCAGACGTGATTTGCGCATACTGCAAACAAAGATGAATAATCCTAAGTCCAGTGATAACTATCATCTATTGCGCGAGCGTATGCTGCAGTTTATGCGCGAAACTAAACGTAGCTGGGGACATGCAGTGGTTTATCTGCTTGAGCTCGGGCTTGAAACCGAGAAACTGAAGAATTCAACTCAGTTAATCATTAAAAAGGAAGACATACTGTAGCGACTTGCGTTCTTAATTACCAGGGGGGTTAATAGCCCCCCTTACCTACACAAACCATTAGGAGGCAACTATGCGAGGAAAGATACGTAATAAAAGCCTGGCAAGAATCCTGCGCGATTATAGTGGACTACGCATAGGTGCTATAACCCCCACAGACTTGGATGGTTACTTTGAAATTAATAATAAGCATTTTGTATTCATTGAGATTAAATATCATGATGCAGCCATGCCCTATGGGCAAAGACTAGCCCTTGAGCGAATGGTGGATGCAATTGCCGCCGGTGGTAAGTTATCCATATTGATACTGGCTACCCATAATGTATCGGCAGAATCTGATATCGAAATTGATGTTGCTAGCTGCAATGTAACCGCAATAAAATTTGGTGGCGATAAATGGCGTTATTATGATGATAACTATAGAGTTAAGCAATGTGTGGATGATTTTCTAAAGCTTTGAGAGGGGGATTATATGATTTCGATGGATACAACAATTCCGACTTATCTGAAAATGCTGCATGTTTTCGAAAAGCTTCACAATGACTTCGAAAAACAAGCGGTATTACAAATTCTTACTACTCAGGAGATCCAAATCCTTGAACGCGAAATCGTTACTTACAAGATATACTTGAAAAAGCAAGTGGCTCGGTTACTTAGTGAAGTTATTATGACTTATAGCATATCACAACTAAGGGATTTGGATTCTTCGCTTTGCATTATTGCTAAACTTGCGGTTTCAAATCTTTTCCCGGCTACTCATGATATACAACAATATGCAGGCGAATCAATAGATTACAGTGCTTTTGAGCTTTGCCTTGATATTAAAAATTAATTTGGAATCGACTCGGGTATAATAACCTTGAGTCATCCAGATTCAATAATCAATAGCAACTTAGTCATCTATTGCTATATCAGCTGGTTAAAGACTCATTGCTTGCCTACGGATTAAGTTAAATCATTTGAGCGGGACAAACCCCGCTCTTTTTTTATTCCCCAAACATGAATAACAGACGCGGATCGGATATCTTCTTCGCCTGAATATCCTTCTTAATTTGCTCAATCACTATTGCTACCAAGTCTTTCGCGATAGTCATATTATCCTGGCGCTGAGGAAACAAGCTTCGAATGGTTGCTACTAATTCTTTTGTCATATTGATAAGCCCCCTTGTGTTATATATAATAATTTATAGTGATTATTAATAACAAAAAAAAGCCCCAAATTTGAGGCTTGAAAATGGGGGAGGAACAAATAATTTTATAGAGGGAATGTTCACTCTTTTGAATAGAAACAAGACTTCTTCGGGCAGCTACTATGTAACATCATGTATCTTGTGCAAGCTTCTTTTTTGCACCATACCGCATTCTTAACGCTGCCCATTACTTCATCGACTTCACCAGCTTTATCCTTCTTTTTGCGTTTTGCCATAGATTACCCCACATCGATTATATCAATAATAGATTTGTCAGGTAGACGCTTGAGCAGTTCATCGAGTGTGTTACGACTAAATGTAATGTCGAGTAGTTTATCAGCATTTAGATGCGCATAGCCACGTCCAACCAAAATACAGCCTTCTGTTTGCTGCTTGATTGTATCCATATAATTACCTGGATGAATCAGAATGTAGCTTCTGTTCGGTACTGATATAATATGGATATGGTGTCCGAATTTGTCTGTATGACGCTTTTTGATGCTATATCGTCCAGCTGGGATACAACTTATATTATTTTTATTCTCTAGCCATGGTGGCTCCAGCGTTACACAGTTATATACACAATCCATCCCCTGGAAAAGTTGCAGATAACCAAGTGTTTGGTATTCATTTTGCTCCAGCCGTGTTAATACCAATCTGGTTTGCATAGATTACCCCCTTATGGCACTGGCGCCCCAATCTTGAAATATACCGCTATCAATACACCAATTACGCTGCCAGTTGTTGACATGGCAACACCAGCTAAGCCAATCAAAGCAATCAATATCTTGGGGTTGCGTTTCCCGTCAACGATATCATTTCCCATGCGTTGCATTTCTTTTTTAATTTCACCCATAGCCGCCTCCGTGTTATCTTTGAACTCTTTAATTTCATCAGCTTGCTTCTCTTGTGTTTTTGCCAATTCAGCGAGCTGGTATTCGATTTTAGAATGCTGCTCACATCTTGGCAATGTCATCTCTTTTGTTGGAGCCATATGCGTATCCTCTTTCCGCCTGCAGAACAGGGCTTTTTATTTTTTGCGGAAAAGCTTTGTTATAAATCTACAGTTTACATATATACCAGCCAGAGCTGCTATCCAAAGAATGGGAGTAAAGCTCCACATAGGCAGGCATTCGGCTATCGCAGCCCAAACGATAAAGGTTGGGATGAATATAGGAAAGCCTAAAATACCTGCTATAAATAGTGCTATTGCGCCCGCTGGTATTTGTAGTGGATGCCCCATAATTTACTTCCTAAAGCCTTTAAGAATACCAGCAAGGGCGGAACCTATGCCCAAAGCATTGCCAAGATAAATAGGCTTACCATTAATAGAACCTATTTTAATATCTTGTTCCTTACCCTGAGTCAAAGCAGCTTCAACTTTAGCCTGGGCATCTTTGCCAGCGCCTATTACCTGAGCAACAGCTTTTGCTTTATCAACTGCATCTTTAGAGAAACCACCATCTTTCATTTTGGCTTCATCCTTGAGGGTATTGATAAGGATGGTGAATGATTCTTCCCATGTTTTACCAGCGCGTCTATTCTTAATCATATTGATAACAATAGTGGCTAATGTAAAAAGCCATGGTAGGGCTAGAAGAACCAAGTCAAGAGTTGCATTTGGATCCTGAGCTACTGTATTAGCAGTAACTTCTTGTGCGTTAACATTCGAAGTCATTAAAACCATAATCATTAATAGTAATCTCATATATCCTCCTTTATTACAGTCCAACCCTTGGCTTCAGCGATTGTAACGTCGCAAGTCAAAGCACCAGGATTACCGACAATAGTAATTGTTTGCCCGTCCTCAACTAGCTTCAGCTCGTGGAATAAGATATTCAAATCTGCCGCAGATAAATTTCCATCCCTTATTGAAAAAGAATAACGCATCCCGCCGTGTGCTATATTATGCATAGCTATGAGGGCACTTAAAGGGTTGCGAACAAGCCTTGCTGTAGTTGTAATCATGGCGTTACTTCCTCTGCCTCGCGTGTTATCTGAGGCACGATAGTAAATGCAACAGTATCACTATAACGAATCTTACCATCTATTGTGGCGCGGATATCTGTCATAATAACACCATAGTCCCATTCGCTCGTATCATCATCAGTAGATAGCAGATAGGTGCCTGGTGTAGCTGTATCTGCAATATCAAGCACAGATAACAGCGCAGAACCATCGCGCAATTCTGCCCGCATATTTAAAATATCAAGTATCACAGGAACACCATCTTCATCAGTAAGCGCGATTTCGAATTCGAATGTGGCACCACGCTTGAATTCCAGATTTTGCATATTTACTCCTGTGGCATCAGCTCAGCTTTTTTTGCTTCGTCAATCACAAATGCATCATCAACAATGCGATAGTAACCACTTAAATGTTCGGCTGCCGGTGGTTGATTAAGATTGTGTGGTGTGTAATCAGCCAGGCTTGTTGCCACAGCTGTAGCGTCGATAACGTAACCGTTTTCATCTGTTTTGATATAATATATCATGGCTTAAAGTCTCCTTCCATATAGTTTTGCCACCAGAGCATTCTGACATCTATTTGATTGCCAGCGATATCAGTTTCGGTTGCATAGCCAGTACCTGCGAGTGTGTAATCATATACACATGGATTATTAGCCTTGAATATTGAATATTGAATTTTACTGATATCTTGTTTGTAGGTAAAGAATTTATTGGTACTAGTCATTGCAACATAACTTAGATCAGATGATGCAGCAAGGTAAGACGGTGAGCTCAAAGAGATAGAAGGGTTGAGATCGAAATTGCTATGTCGTTCGTACCTATTATTTGCAGCATTAAATTTAAACACAAACGCATTGATTGCATTTTGCCCACCAGTCATCGATATAATTAGATATGTGCCATCAGATGATAATACAGCGCCTTGGATAGCGTTTGAAAAAGGAGCCTTTTCGGGCTCCGTTGTTGCCTCATAGCGTCCATCAGCGGCATCCCATTTATAGGTATAAAAATTTGCATAAGATGATGACATTGAACCGCCAAGAACCAATGTTGTAGAATCTGATGATATTGCTACGGCATAAGGTGTTTCGGTGGGAATTGTGTCAGGTGCGGTTGTCGGGCTATAACGATTATTGCCACTATCAAAGGCATAGCAACGAACGCGGGGAGTAGAACTATGTGTGGTTACTAGATAAGAACCATTTTGCGACATTGCGACAGCATTACATGTGCTGCTAGGTGGAACTGCCATATCTGCTGTAGCCTCGTAACGATTATCCCCACTATCCCATTTGTAAGTTATCAAATAAGGGGTACCGGTTGTGCCACTGTGGGCAACGGCTAAATATACACCATCTGCCGACATTGCCATTACGTTGGCATAACCACTTGGTGCCGTATCTGGTGCAGCTGTTTGTTCATAACGATTATTTCCGCTATTCCACTTATAGGTTGTCAAATAAGCTGGAGCAGTAGTGCCGTTGTGACTAACAGCTAAATATGTCCCATCTGCCGACATTACAGCGCTATTCGCGGCACTACCACTTGGGGCGACATCAGGGTTGGCTGTTACTTCATACCTGGCATCTACGCTATCCCATTTATAGGTTATCAATTTTCTTGCACCAGTCGTGCCATTATGAGGGACTGCTAAATACATACCATCAGCAGACATAGCAGGTGTGCGGATAGCAATACCAGTGGGGAAAGTATCAAGATCTGCCGTTTTAAAAACCGAAGCAGAAGTGACATATACAGGATCGCCAGCTACTATATCATTAGATAATGTAGCTACAAGTGTTTCAGTTGCATTAATTTGTGTGCCACCTACGCTGATACTTGCGATTAATCCAGCATAATCTGCCAGAGGTGCATCGTCTACTGTTACACCTTTGGCTTCAATCGCAGCATTGATAGCTGCTTTTGCATCATTGATAGCAGTAAGCTGATCTGCGATTGTAGCACAATAGCCTGTGCTTGCAATCATCAGCATAAAAATTATAGCCAGCTTTTTCATTTGTTACCTCGCTTATTATAGTTTAACCCAGTTACCAGCAGTATATTGATATGTGCCTATCCCACCGCTTGTGTATGCTGAGACAAAGTTAGTTCCATAGACACCCATTGTTCTGTGATCAAAATAATTGCCAACATTGTAAATCGATGTGCTTGCGCTCTCCATATATATCTGAGTAATGGGCAAATTATAGAATGCGAATTCCGAAATCGTTGTTACTGAAGCAGGAATAGCTATACCTGTTACACTGCCACCATAATAACTTACAGAATCAAAGGCGCCAGTTGGAACAGTAGCCAGTGTTGCTGGAGTTGAGAAGGCGATAACAGATGCCTTGTTACGATAAAAGGCATAACTGCCCATTGTTGAAACAGAACGTGGGATAATAATATTTTCGATTCTGTTATCCGAGAATGCTAGTGAACCTATAGTTGTTACACCCTGAGTCAATGTCAAAGTAGATATCAGGTTGCGTTCAAACGCATTATTGCCTATTGTTGTGATATGAGCCGGGATGTTCAGGGTTGAAAATTTGTTATTGTAGAATACCATCGAAGGCAATGATGTCAGAGCAGTTGAGAAAGTAACAGAGGTTATCAAGTTACCACTGAAAGCGGCAACACCAAGACTTGTCACAGTATTCGGCAAAACAAGCGAAGTTAAAGCATTAGAAGAGAAAGCCTCTTGTCCAATTGTAGTTACCCCCGAAGGGATAACCACGCTTGTTAATGACTTGGATTTGAAAGCGCTATCGCCTATAACTAATACATTGACACCATTTATTGCTGAAGGAATCACAACATCTGTATTTGTGCCAACATATGCGGTAATTGTCTGCGTTTCGGCATCAAATACAAAGTCGCTTGTAGTTTTAGCAACTCTGACACCAGAATGGATAGCAGCATTATGCAATCTCACCTGAGCGAATGAGACATTGCATACTATTAACATCATTATTAATAGGTATCTCATCATGAACCTCGCTGATACATTTTTACGCCAAAATCCTCGCCTGATATAGTAATGATGCTGCCATCTCTGGTTACATCAACAAGCAGAACAGAAGTATGCGATACAGGAGTAAAATCAAGCAGCTCATAGCTATCGCCGTCCCATCCGTAGCATTTAACAACATGATCGGTGCCATCAAGAGCAGATACAACCAAAAGGCTACCATCATCAGAACCAGCCATAGCTTCAACCAATCCACTAGGTGTCAATGTGCTTACCTGCACCCAGTTATTAGTACCACTATCATAGTTATAGGTAACCAAGTTACTAGAACCACCTATTGTCATGCGCTGGGGAGTTACACCAACTGTAACAGCTGGGGGAACAGTAGATGAGCTTGGCAGATTACCACTGTCGAGTAGAGGTTGTTTTGTCCATGTGCCAGCGATATCTTTATACCAAGTAAAACGTTGTCCATCATTACAACCAACAAAGAGCGTATCGTTTGTCGGGAAATATGGGAAGATATTTGTGGCACCAGTCGGAGCATCAATAGTCACTTCGTCGTAACTATCTACACCATCCCATTTATACAGGGCAAATCTCTTAGATGGGCTACCAGACATTTCAACCATGCCTATAGCAACGAGCGAACCATCTGGGCTACAGGCAACACGTTTAGTATAACCATATGATGTTTCGTACATGGGCGATATAGTGACTGAACTATAGCCTGAACCATTCCAACGGTAAGCCAGAACAGCTGGTGGGCCATCGGTTCCTCGGGCAGTCAATATGATTGCAGTCTTATTGTCAGAGATTGTGCAGTTATAACCTGGGTTATTTGCACTCAAGGTTATAGGATAATCAATAGCCCATGTATCATCACCCTGGGCATCAAGAACATACATTGAGTTAGTGCCCCAGTCATATTGTGATACAACCATACGACTTGCATCAGAAGATAAGGCTACCCCATAAATATCTTCAGTAATACTTAGTGTTACAGCATTAACAAGCTCTGATATAGATGTAGATGTAACGCCAAGAATACCAGCAAGCGCGGCGCTGATATCACCAAGAACATCTACCCCATTAATAGTGAAACTGCCCTTGATATCCAGATTGCCCTCGACTGCTACATTGCCAGTAAAGGTTGCATTATTAGTATCAAAAGTGGCATTACCTTCGCCATCGCCAGTAATATCAATATCGACAGTATTACCTATTGACATAGAAGATGTAATGCTGGCAGTTTCCACATCAAGGTGTTTTGCTTCGAAATCCTGTGTAGCACTACCATTAATTCCAGCATAGGTTGTATCCATAGCCTGAACTTCTGCCAATTCGGCAGCTGTAAGATGCTGATAATCACCTTCGTTTAAGCCAACAAGTTCATTATGAACAGATGTTGTAGCCATAGTAAAAATCTGATCAAAGGCGCTTTGAATAGATGTTACAGTGAGACTATCTTTTTGAACAATAATCTTGGCAATCAATTGTGCATGGCTTGTAATCAAAAATGGAGCTGCAGGAGGAGCTTCTGTCTGGGCATCACTTAGAGAATAGTCGCCAGCGCCAAGCATGATATATACATGCTTCTGGTTTTCAATACCACGATATATCCAGTTAACCGCATAACGATTGTTGGTAAGTGGCGTTAGTGTATTGCCATTCATATAGCTATTATTAATTAAAGCAGTTGTTGCACTTGTTGAGCCATTTGGAGTAACAAGCAGCACCAAATCAGTAGTGCTATTAACAGCTAAAACATCCTCGCGAGTAGCGCCATACCAAACTTTACCAGCACTCACCGCAAAGTTCATATTAACACCAGGGTTACTCATGGTTACTATTAAACCAGATTCACGTTGATAACGTTGAGTTTTTACCAAGCGTTGATGTAATTTATTTGCCAAACCTTCGCCAAGCTGATCCCAATTCAAAGAATGCAGAGAACCAGCTTTATTATAAATTGTTAATAGAGGAACAACATTTGATTCAGTGATATCATCAACGCTGGCGGCAAGCTTTATAACTGGCGTTCCATTATTGTAATCTGCCACGACATAATTTATAGCATCAACAGTAAGGGTTAAAGTTGTTGCAGGCAAATTATAAGAAACTGGATATCCTTCAAAATTTGAATTATTCCACAAATTTACAGTTATGGCTTCAACTCGTATCTGATTACTTCCGAGATCAGTAAAGGTTGGTTCGGTTGTTGCACCACCATAATAACGAAAATCAGTTTTGCGTAAAGCACCAGCATCATAACCAGCATTACCATCGCGTATTGATTGCCCATATACACTGGTTGCTATAATAACAGCCAGAATTACTAGTAATAAGCGTTTCATTGTTGTCTCCTTATGGCTGGATTGCTATTGCAGCGCGTGTTACAAAGATATCTACGGCTTCAGAAGCAATGACATACATGTTCTGTGTGCGGCTTTCAACATAAACAATACCCATGCAGGGACGGGCATTGCCACCTATTACAGCTGCCGCGCCAAAAGCGAGCCAAAATTCCTGGCTAGGATTTACGGTTTTGATTTCAACATACTTCTGCCGAAACAAAGGATTCGAAGCATAAATATCTTCAATCAGGGTTGAGGTATTAGCTGGCAGCGATATTCTTGTTACAGTTGTCTGGACTGGTGCAAGTGGGATATCTTGAATCGCCTTCACAGCAGTAGCAAGACTATTGATAATGGTGTTAGTCTGTGTATTCAGGGCAGATGTGATAGCATTTATAGCAGTCACCAAGCCTATAGTTTCAGAGCCGAGATTAACTTTGACACGACTTGATGAATCCAGTTGGCTTGTTGCTGGATCACCGGCTTGATCAGAATAAACAGGGAAAGCTTCGACTGTGACGCTACCAATATTAACTTGGGCATCAACTGGGAGTGGATTGCCAGCACCAACGATAGAGCCATCTGGCAACTGTATCATGGGGCGAGCGGGTTCAGCCACCTGCCCAAAACAAACTGTAGCTGATAAAATGAAAAGTATTACAAGCTTATACATGGTAACCTCCAAGAGTTTTTATGCGCCCCCCTCAGTAATTATACTAGAGAAGGGGCTTGAAATCTGCTTCTGATGCTGTTATATCACCAAACAATCTTTAAATCATCACCACTGCGATAAATCGTACCTGTTGCAAGCCCACCGGCTATTGCTGCCGCATTATCAGCATATTCACTAACATCAAGCACTTTGAGATAGCCAAGAATCTTGGTTTCGGTAGCACTTATGACATATACTCCATCTTCGTCTGAGTAGGTGTCTACGGTGAACGAGCCAGAACCAACGCGCAGCTCATCGGTAACTGTCATAGTCGAGCCATGAGGATCGGTGGTAGATGCAACGTGGGCAGTTAAACTTGCATTAAGAGCGCCATCTGTAATGCCATAACCACTAAGTGTTGTCGGCTTATTTGTTAAGCTTGAGAAATTCTTTTCAGACAATCCAGCAAGTGTGTAACTTGCATTAGTGGGTTTGCCTGTTAAGCTCGAAAAATCTTTCTCAGACAATCCAGCAAGTGTGTAACTTGCATTAGTGGGTTTGCCTGTTAAACTTGAGAAATTCTTTTCAGACAACCCAGTTAAGGTAAAACTGGCATTGTTGGGTATCGCTGCTGCAGAGGCAAAACCTGTATGCCCGCTTGTAGCAAAAGATAAGCCATCGAGTTGCGAATGTGTTCTTGTTCCGCCTGATACAAGTCCCCAGGCAGAACCATTGAAACGATACAAATCTAGAGCATTGATATCAGCTGTATCAAGATATAAAGAACCTGTTCCAATACCAGCTGTAATGGTTGGTGTGCCAGAACCAGTGGCAATGAATCCACCTGTGATAGTCCACTCAGCTACATCTTTCGGTGAAAGATACGTTGGCAATGTATAGCTTTGCCCGTAAAGAACACAGGCGCTAAAAATCGCTATAATTGCCAGAATCAAGTAGTTATTGTTCTTGTTCATTTTATTCACTCCTATACTGTAATTTGCCATATTCTGTCAGCGTTCTTGCGCCCGGGGGAGTAAAGCTCACCGTATTCCATAATTGACTTGGGCTATAAAAGAATTCATCAACTGAAACTTTCACAGTGCTATAGTTTTCAATAGGCGTTGTAAAGCCAAACCAACCAATCCATAGATGCTGCGCAAATTCCATCGTACCGCTTGTTGCAACCCTATCCATAATATAATCAATACGGTTACCATCCATGTAGAAAAACATATATGTATGCGCACCTATTGTGCATTTTGTGATTGCAAAATGATGCCATTCACCAACATTCACGGTTTGGGTAGCAGTATCGTAACCATCATAAAGCCCATACAAACTATATCCGTATCTGACACCCATTTTCAGATTTAAGGTTCCAGTTGCAAGAGGATCTGGGAAAGTATAAACAAGCCCAACTCTCATGTTATACACACCATTTGCATTCCTGAGATGAATATTAAATCCATCACTCGTGGTAGTTGTGATACTTCCTATCTCATCAACTCGCATCCACCAACCAACTGTAAATGTATTCGAATTGATATAAGATGTTGCATTTGTAAAAAGAAGCATCGAATCATAAGATAGATTCTTCTCCAGCTTTAAACCATATTTATTGTATAACTTGGCATCTTCTGTCGCCTTAACAGCATTGTTATCACGGTAGTAAATAGCTGTGCCTTTGAAATTGCCAACAGTATCGATAGTTGAACCGCCATTAAGTTCCATGGGCACAACAAACATAGTTGTAGGAACACCACCAGAATTTGTTATAGGTAAAGCATTTCTGTGATAACCAAGAGAAAGCTTGGGCGAAATAGGCGCACCATGTTCAACTGGAGGTGTAAAGCCAGCGGTTTCAATATCAGTAGTAATAAAGAAATCATCCAGGTTTGTCTTGGCAAGAACACCACTGGTTGTTGTATGACTATAATCATAAACTTTGGTTAAACCAGTCAAGTCATAAGTTGCTGCATTATTAGTATCTGAATCAACAAGAATACCATCAAGATAAAGATACAAAGTTCCATTATCCCTGACAAAAGCAATATGATGCCAATCGCCAACATTTAGATTCAATTCTGTATGTTGAGATACACCACCAAATGGATAAGTAGAGGCATCTATCAATAGATTATAATGAGTGTAGTCACCTATAATCATTTGAGCACTGATTGTATAATTCAAATAATCATTTGCATTCTTATAAAAATACATTCTCATGACGCCATGAGCATTAGCTGTGGTGGCTTCTGTTATCTCCTCAACCCTAAACCATGTTTGCACCATCCAGGAACCAGTACCTATCGAAGCAATATCTGCAACATCACTTGCAGGTGCACTTAAGCTAGTGACTAAAGAATGATCCCATTGATATCGTAAACCACCAGAACCATATTTCGCAGCATCAGCTTCGAGAGTCTTCTGGGTACCAAATTCAGTATACCAATCTCTGCCCGTAATCAAATTTGTTAGATTGCCATTGAAATGTAATAAGACTTTTGCATCTTCTGGCGGCAGATTCGGATTTATGAAAGGCGTAGAAATGCTGGCAGCACCAGCACAATTCGCTATCATTATTAATAGTATTACAAAGTATCTCATCGTGTCACCGCCCAGTAATTGATTGTTGACTCATCGTCGCTACCTGTATTGTATATTACAAATTGCGTTGAACCTATGATTTCCACTGATATTTCACCAGTGCTGCCTGTATTTGCATGCTTAGTAACCCAGGTAAATACATCATATTCTTCGGTTTCCAAGTCAACGGGCATTGTTACTAATACACCAGTCATGCCGCCAAGGGTTGCTGTGCCACGGGCTTCAGCGAATGATTGTGGGATTACCCAATAGCGAAGAGTAGAAGTTGTATCCGAGCCCGTATTGTAGACTTTAAATTGAGTGCCTGAAATAGCCTCGAAGCTGATTTCGCCAACAGCGCCAAGAGCACCAGCACCTTTTACAATAAAGTAACTGATATCATAACCATTTGAACCCATGTCTGGTATTGTGACTGTAACGCCAGCGCTGCCGCCTAAAGTGACAGAACCGCGAACACCGTCAGAAGGACCACCACCGCCACCAAGGTTGTCGCGTATTTCTTCCCATAGTTCAGTAGTGGGTATTGCTCCTACGCCAGTCTCAATGATTTCATCTAAAAACGGTGTTTCGAGATCTGCCATTTTAAACCTCCTTCGTTAGTGATAATTACGGATATTTTGAGCTGAGATAGTCATTAACTTCGGCTATCTGTTCAGGTGTATGATTTGCATGATATACCAACATCTCTTTAATATAACCCACGAAATAATTCGTTGGTGTGGCTATAGGTGAACTCATCCATGAACCTATGACAAAGAATTGGTTTACACTTGTTGCCATACTTCCTACCGTTTCGGTAATCTTGAGGCTACCATCAACATAAATAGAAAAATCTGTGGTGCCGTTTGTGCGATGAACAACTCGATGTGTTACACCATAACCAACATTAGGCGAATCAACAGTGGCAACAATATTGCGCCAAAACACATCCATTGAAACATAAGATCCACCATAACGAGCAAGCACTGCGTAATTACCATCACTGCCGCCACCTGTACAACCACAATATATTGTGCCCTTGGGCGCTATTGAAGTTGAATTCACTACCATATAAATAGTGCAAGGATTATTCATAGGTGCAACTGCTGCTGGTGTTTGTAGCATTTGAGTGCCAGAGAAATTCATGGCGCCACCAGAAAGTGTTGGTAAGGCATAGCTACCGAATTGAGTTGCGTGGTTATCATTACCAGATTTATCAAGAGCCTGCAGAATTGTAGAGCCACTCAATACAAAATTCGCTGGATCCGAAGCATCATACCAGGCAACCAGATTTTCTAATGGGACAGGCGAAGGAACATCTTCATTCCTGATAGTTCCTATTGCGCCACCCACGGAAATGGTAGCACCAACCGCATCAGATAGAGTCACTACAAAAGTTTCATCTTCTTCTACATCTGTATCACCAGAAACATCAATAGTAATTATTTGAGTGGCTTCACCAGCTGCGAAGGCAACGGTGCCAGTTGGGAATGTGCCACCAAAATCATCAGCATCAGCTGGATTAGTCCCCATTCCACTTACAGTCCAGGTAGCCGAGCTTTCACCAGTCAAAGAACCTGTGCGTGTAACTATGAATGTAAAAGAAGTGTTGCCACTGTTGCCCTCATCTTTATCAGCATCATCAAGAGCAATGGATAATGTTGGAAGTGCAACTCCAGCAGCTATGGCAGCAATCATAACCGCAAAGCTTGTTTTGCCTTCATTAGTAACAGTATCAGGAATAACAAGACGTATATGAAACTCACGGCTTTCTTCGGGTTCTAATGCGCCTATTAATAAAGGTGAAAGTTCTGTGATACTTGCCCATGCGCCATCATCAACTTTACCTTCAAGCCAACCCTGGCTAACCAAGTCTTCGCCTATGGCACGTTTCATGAAAATGGCTTCTTCAGCTCTACCGGCGCCCTTGGGCAAGAAATCGCCGCGTGTTACATAAAGTTTGCAATCTGTAATAGCGCGTGTATCATTATTAGTAATTGTAAAAGTTGTCGGATCCTGATTGCGTCCGAACCACTTTATTACTGATAAGTCAGGCACTATGCTTATATCTAATGGTGTTGCGCTCATGGTTCTGGTTCCCCTAATAAGTAGCCATATTGGAATTCCTGCACAGGAAACATCTGATCGGGTGAATAACCAAGATTAAATATAGGTGTTCCTGCGCCATCAATCGTATCAGATATATATATATTAGCAGTATCGTTCCAAAAATACTTGCCATCTGATGTAATACTTCGTGAAAAGCCTGGATGTGGCGGAAAAGTAAGTTCTGTAAGCTCGACAATGGCAAAAGTTTTTTTGTGCCATTTTATCCAGTATCGTTCATTTACCATACCAAAGTTTTTGCCCATGGTAATTTGGCTATATAACCAATCATCCGCTTCAGTGGTTGGATAGGTGTAAATAAACGCAGAATTCGAGAGTGGATCTCGATGGTTGAAACGAGCTACTTTTATAGTTTCGTAGGAATCATCAATAAGTGCCATGATTCTTAGATCAACATTCGCGCTATATGGTATACGTCCTGTTGTAAGAAAGATGGGTGCATATCCAGACATACCAAGTCCAGTTTCTGGATCATTCCACCAACCTTCTTCCCACCATTCTGGTTCATCTTCATCTTTATCTTTTAATGGCAGACAATTCCACCAGCCAATAACTTTTGGCTGTGGCTGCACTTGAATTAAAACCGTGGCGCCTTTATAAAAACCACCTGTGCCAAGAATACAACGTAATACTAACGGGGCAGAAGACAATGCCGACGTTACTTTCATATATCCTGGGCCTTCAATGTCTATAATGGTAGCTGGACAATATTGCCTCCGGTTGTTGCCGGCAAGTTTTGCAATATAAGCTAGCGCTACAGAAGCAGGTGCTTTTTGTGCAAAGCTTGGTGCTAATGTTCCTGGGACATTCAATATTGATTTATATTGCCCATAGTCACTGAACCCATATCCGCCACCTGCCTCAAAAACTGTTACTATTTCACCAACACCGAATTTCCTGCCAGTCCCATGCAATCTAACACCACCAACTGTTTTACCGTATGAGGTAATAGCTTCATACCAGAATTCAACTGGTGAATCAACTTTTGTAATCCTTGCATATGGACGATAGTCAGTCATGGCAATACTTCTACTCCATCTAAGGCTGTAGATTGGTTATCATAGCTATATTGTTGTCTTACCATATTCAATTTGGCATAACTTTCGGGAATGTTATATTTATCAGACTTCACAATAATAATTTGTCCAGGAATCAAATATGGATTATATTTAATTGTAATACTGAATCTGCCCGCTAAACTTTTTGCAAGCAAGGCGCGGGCGAGCTCTTCGATGTCATCGAGATTATCATATTCGGTGCCAAGAACAGTGCCAGCCATAATCTTTCCGCGTTTGGCAATATCAGCATCATCCCTGATTGTTTTGGTAACAACGAAGCCACTTTTTAACCCCATAATTTCAATAGTATTGTATGCTGATGAATCATAGAAGTCTCTTGTCGCATATGTGATGATACTATCATCGATATAGAATAAATCATCGCCTATTAAATCGCGAGAGATAGCATTCCCTATATTCATTATGGCGCCACTTGCCCATTCAGCAGAACCCGACATCGCTTGATTAACAGAATTAAAATTATTATCTGCCGGTGCAAATAATCCAATAACATCTTTATCATAGATGGTTACATTCGCGCCTGCATTAACCATCGTTTGAAATGATAGACGATGAACTTCACAATATCTTGTGTGTTCATATGTCATCTGCAATGGCGCAATGCGTTGTAATGTCGCACGATGATCGGATAGATATAGATTAATAGCACCAGTGCCACCACCAGCAGTTGTTTCAACCATGCCTGTGATTCTACCTTTGAAGATGATTACTTCTTTGCCTGGCAAACCACTGAAGATAGTAACTGTTCTTTTTGATGGCTTCAAAAGCTCAGTATATGTGCTACCCCATATGCTCCAAACTTCAGGTTTTTCAATAGTAAGTGTTGCATTGTCAATACCATCACCTATATAACGCTGAACTTGAAAGTATGAACAAGATGTAAGTGTTACAAGATTGCCAGACAAATCTTCAATCGTCATAGATGCTGTGCAGCCAATATTGCCTCTGCTTGCTTCCATGGCAGCCTGAGTATCAATAGAAAAGCAAATCACTTCGCATGGCTGGTAGAATTGAGTGTAACCAGTCATGAGAGCGCCAGATTTCCCTGCAGCACTTGTCCCACCTTTTATCATACAACTTCCCTTATTATTAAAAATGAAATTGTTACATTGCGATAATCAGGGTTCCCATGCACCGTAATCTTCTCATCATCTGTTAAGTCCAGCTCGCAGATATAGCGTTTGTTATCAACAATCACAAGCCATTCAAAAATAGTTTCGTGATATACTATTGCTAAAAGAACTTTATAAACATCTGGATGGATATTAAATTCAGCCGAGGCAACGGCGCCATCAACTCTTTTTCGATATAGTGATACAAGTAAGCTTCCATCTATGGCGAAAGATACTTTTTTGTTGCGAGCCCTGATGGGATTGATATGCCCTGGCAAGTCTATAGAGTAATTCGTATGTGACAAGCCAGATACAGTTGTTGGACGTATACGTATCATTGTTTACCTCGACTTTCTTACGAGTATGAAACAATAGGCATATTCTCGCCCATTGCGTCTGAAGCAAGTTGTTTTTTAAGCCAACGTGCAAGTGCTATCATAATTTCAGATTCAGAAATACCTGTGCCAGTGCCATCAGCACCTGGTTCAGGCTTTAAGCCAGCTAATTGATCTTTTAATGCCTTGCCATAATCATCAAGGATATTTGGATCAAAGCCAAGTTTACCATCTTTGCCTGGAACACCTTTACCAGCAGCATTCGCTATTGCCTTTGCGATAGCTTCAGCAGCATTGCTACCTATATCAAATGTTCCAGCCTTCTTGATGGCATCAAGACGTTTCTCTTCGATTTTAAAACCTTCTTCTTTTGACTTATTTTCAGCCTCAAGTTTTTTAAGACTATCTTTAAAAGATTTATCTTTTGTGCTTTGTTCTTCTTCGAGCCTCTTAAGATCCTGATCTTTGAGTTTGTTGGCAGCATCAAGTCGATCTTTGAGTTTATCTTGAATATCTTTATTCTCAGTATCAGTAGCCCTACGCTTGGCGTCTAAAGTTTTTTCAGCCGCTTTCTGGGCTTCTTCTTCAGCCTTCTTCCTGGCTTCTATACCATCTTGTATCTTTTTCTGAGCCGCTTCTTCAGCATCGACTCTTTCATCAATATTTTTTTGGGCATCTTTATATTGCTTTTCTGCCGCATCAGCATTCGCCTCAATATCCTTGAGGATAGACTTCTGCAGCTTTTCTTCAAGCCTTGCTTTCTCAGCTATTACTTTTTCAATATCCTTTTGAGCATCTTCTTCTTGTTTCTTTTTGGCATCAATAGCTTTCTTGATATCTTTCTGGGCGGCTTCTTCAGCTTTAAGTTGATCTTCCAGAGCCTTAAGCTTATCCTTGAAAGTTTTACCTTCAGCATCTGCTGCTTTATTGATATCTTTTATCTTGGCATCAGAAGCTTTCTTTTCTTGTTCATATTCTTTCTTAAGAGCATAAAGTTGTTCTTCAAGTGCTTTATCACGTTCTTTTTGTAGCTCCTTGAGACGCTTAACTTCATCTTGCAACTCTTTTTCTTTCAGAGCCTTACTTTCTTTTGATAAAGATTTATCTTCGCCTATGGCTTCAATTGCCTTAATAAGAGCATCTATTTGAGATTGATTCTGTTCCTTCTCAGCCTTACCTCTTTCAGATAAGGTTTCTTTCTGAACTTCATATTGCTCTTGTATAGCATCAAGTTGTTCTCTGATTAAATCTTTTTGGCTATTATGAATCTCAGCCTTCTTATCCCTATCTTCTGCGATGGCTGATTTTTCTTTATCATAATTCTCACGATATTGAGATATGCGTTCAGATAAGGCTGATTCTTCTGCATCCATTTGTTCTCTGAATGCATCCTGACGTTCTTTCAAAGCCTCTTTCTCGGATTGCATTTGCTCACTGAAAGCTTCTTTGCGTCCTTGCAATGCTTCTTTATCTAGCTTAGTTTGTTCAAGTAAAGCATCTTTTTGAGCTCTGATTATATCGAGCTCTTTATCAAACTTTTCTTTTTCAAGTTCTTTGCGTTCTTTGAGGGCATCAGATTCTTCATCGATTTGTGCCTTGAAAGCATCTTTGCGTTCTTTCAAAGCACTTTTCTCTTCCTCAATCTGTGCTTTTTTAGCATCGTAAGCATCTTCTGCTCTTTTCTTTTCAGCATCAATACCTTCCTTGATAAAGTTATATCTTTCCTGAATCTTTTCTTTTTCTTCTTTTATAACTTCGCGGAATAAATCTTGCCGTTCTTTCAGGGCATCTTTCTCATTTTTAAGTTGTTCTTTGTAAGCATCTTTACGCTCTTTCAATGCTTCTTGTTCATTCTTAACCTGATCTTCGAAAGCCTTCTTTTGAGCCTTGGCTAATTCTTTAGTATCAACTTGGATTGCTTTTACTTCTGCAACGGTATTCTTTGCAGATTCAACAGCACCAGAAGTATCAATAGCATCAGATACTTGTTTGCCTATATTGATTTTGCCAACAGCAGATTTTACTTTATCAGCAATTGCATCAATAGCGCCAACATCTATTCTCTCAACCCTAAAAGCCTGGGATAATTCTGCATTGATTTTCCGTCCAAAGTCGGCTGCTTTATCAAAACCAGAGACAAAAGAATCAGCCATGTCCTGAACACCTCTGGCTGCCTTTTTAAACCCAACCTCCATGTCTGCCAAAGCGACTGGATCTATGCCAAATATCTCGGCTATACTTGGGTTCTCACGAGCCATGTCACCCATCAAGCCTATGATTTCGCTAAAGCCCTCTATGGTTTTAGATATTATTAATCCGACACTTGTAATAATCTCTTTCCTTCCAAATTGGACGAAATCAATAACAGCAGCGACAATGAATTCAACAGTAGTTAGTATGCCCATCTGATCAATTGTATCCAGGATATTATTTGCAGCCACCGCGAATGATTTAGCAATATCAAATATGCCACTAATGACAACAGGGATATTTTCAGTAATTGTTGCCATCATGCTATTAAACATCGAAGCCAGATTTTTTCCTATATATTCGGCAAATTGCTTGACTTCATCCGTTTCGAATAATTGCTCAAGAACATCTTTAACTACAACCAATTGCTTAACATATGCATCCCATATGCCTTGAGACAGGATACTTTGCTGAAAGTTAACAAAGATATCTTCGAGTGTAGAAAATACACCTTCAGCTGTACTGGATGCACGAAGCATCGCACCACCAAAATCCTGATCCATCCTTTTGGTAATTGCATTAATAACATCGCTTGTCTTAAGCCCTGCATTACCAATATTAGCCAATTGCTCTTCGGTTAAACCCATCTCTTCTTTGAGATATCTAAGTGCTGGGACACCACGCTCTTGAAGCATATTAATAGCTTCCATACTGACTTTACCAGTCAGTTGCATTCTTCCCAACCCCATACCTATTTCATCAAAGCCTTTACCAAGAGCAGATGCAGCGTCACCAATGGTATTCATAATCCCTGACATTGGATCAAAGCCCTGGGTTTTGAGCTTAATCATTGCATCGCCAACAGTTGTTAATGCATATGGAGTTTTGGCAGAAAATTCAGTAGCCCAATCAAGTGCTTCCTGAGCCGCGCCTCTGCCACCAAAAACTGTTTCCATTCGAACACCCATTTGTTCGAATTGATTACCAACCTGACTGAAAGAAGATACAAGACTGCCACCAAGACTGCCAAGTGCTTTCATGCCATCAATGGCTAAATCAATGCCTTTTGTGGCAAAACTAATGCCTTTGCCAACAAGTTCAAAGCCTTGATTAAGCCCTGTTAGCGTAGAGCTGAATTCGTCTATTATCTTGATTGCAACCTTGATGGCTGACATTTGTATCTCCTCTGGCTTCTAATTAGATGTCATCACTACCAAACTTTTTTAGCGCTATGCGCAGTGCCAAATCTTCAGCACCGCGCATAAACACATCTTTGACAGGGATGCCATCTTCTGATGCTATGACTACTGCGGCATATAAGATGGGATCATCTTCTAGCCGCTTAATCAGTTTTTTACATTTTCTTTCTTGAGCGCATTAGTAAATAAGTCAGTATTACTAATAACTGCATTGTAGAGCTCGTAATATTTCAACCCATTCGAATTTTCGAGTTCATCTACTTGCTCTTTGGTTAAGTCAACAAGGCAAGCCTGGAAAAGCTTTTTCATGAAAACTTCATTGTTGGCTGATGCAAGGCGCATTTCATAGATAGTTCCTGGATTAGGAACTCTGCATCTTACTGATGCATCCCAGCCTGGGACTGGAACATTTACAATTTTAGCAGCACAGGCTTCCATAATCTGTTTGCCAGACAATACAAGACTCTGGTTTTTTTCATTTTTATCTTTTTTCATTTTGTTTCTCCCGTATTATTTAATTTAGATAGGGGGGGGAATACTCCCCCCCCCTTTTTCAGAACTTAGTTAATTACTGTCCACTCCAGTAAGGGCGGTCTTGGATTGAACCAGACAGTGACTGGATAATGAACGAGCCTGGCTCAACGCTGATACCACCAGCGAATGAACCAACGAACATGAAATACTGTCCAGAAGCTAGTTGCAGCTTGACAGCGGCATAACCCTGGCGGTTGTAAATAGCATCCAGAGCCTTAGAATCAGTAAACAACTGGTTGAAAGTAAAGCTCCAGTTATCAATCTGTGATTCAGACGGGCCACCGGTGAAGGTTACTGCAGATACAGAGCTGGTATTCGGGGTAACACTCCATTGCTGTGCGTCGCCAACAGCGGCGAGAGCAGAAGATTCCCAGTATTTACCCGAAAAGTATACTGAGCGAGAAACGCCACCAGTATGAATCTTCGGCAGAGATTCGGCGATTTTGATACCACCAATAGAAGGCATCATCTGATACGAAAAGCTTGACCATTCGCGATCACTGTAATTGAATTCGCTGGAAGCGATAACGCCAGTAGTAGCATCAATGCCAATGTAAACGAGCAACAGTTCATCAGCTGCGATAAGAGGTTTCTGTCCAGCAGCAATACCATAGGTATTGAGCAGTCCAGCTTTACCAGTCGCGGCAGTAGTGTCGGTACCTTTCACTTCAGAAACAACACCAGTCGCTTTATCGACAACGATAGCAGTCCAGCAAGCCTGAGTAGCAGCTGGGCGGCTGATGTTGAGAGAAGCATCAGCTACGATAGCTACAGTAGCATTGCCAACAAGCATATTGCCTGCAGTAACGATAAGTTTATCGGCAACTGTTGAGCTGATATCAGCGCCATCAAGGATACCGTCGATATAAACAAAAGGATTGGCAGCAGGGCGGCTGTTAATCATTTTGCCAGAACCGAGCAGGTATACTTTGTCAGTAAGAGTTTCGCCATTATAGCTGTAAGAAGCCTGCATAGTCATTGCAAAGCCAGTAGTAGCAATCCCGTCGTTGAAGGATAAGCTAACCTTGGCACCTTTGCCGGTTTGGGGAACACTTGGTACTAACATAATTGTTATCTCCTTAAGGTTGTTAAATGTGCTTAGATGCTGTCCAAATACGGCTAGCTATCCAGCCCGGGAAATCCGAAATCATTAGCGCTGTTTGCTGTTCATCGCTGAAGGTAATATCTAGCTGCGACGAAGATGTAGATATACAATTCTCTACAACTGCAAATACTAAATCTGATAAATCCTCCAGAACATTAAAGCCATCCATTGTTACAATATTGCCAACAGTAGTCTTCTTACTTTCATTACAAAAAACTGCTGATTCAATATCAAAGTCCATTGTTAATAGATTCATATCTGTGACTCTGCGATAACCCTGTATGGTTAATCCAACCCATGGTGCCAGATTAATCGATGGTGGGTTTTTCGGATCAATATGGACATATATTGATACTGACTTATTAAAATTTGCCTGGCAAAATGCTTCTATCGCTGCATCAGTAGCGATTGATTCTGCGATATCATTTAATAATGTTGATAGTTTCATCAACTTTCTCCTACCCTAAGCTTATCTTCGATCATAGCGTCGAAAGCTTCTCTGAATTCTTCAAGCGGCGGATATTTCTGTTGCAAAGGTTCAAACAGGGGGCGCGGCTTAGCTTTTAAAATTGTATTTTTGCGGAAGTAAATCCCAATCGCTGCAAAATATTTGCGTCTTTGTTCATTATCACCACTCGTTACTTCGCCACCGTCCTGGAACGCTGACATCTTATTCTTAACCTTGGTTTGAGCATTATCGAGAATACCAATCTGGACATCATCTTCAGATACTTTATAGCGTGTCCCCTTCGGTAATCTACCACCCAATGGATATGTTTTAGGTGGCTTGATATAACCTTTTGTGCTATAACCACGCTTACGCTTATTACCTTTGGCAGTAACAGTTTTAAGCGGGCGGTTTGCTGCAGCTAACCCAGCCACACTGACTGGGCCTTGTGCGCCAAACCAGTTAGGATAATCAGTATGCTTTTCCCATCCAAATTCATTGTTAACATATATATCGATAATGCGGCGACGAGTCCTTGCAGCTGTAACACGCAAAGCAGCAAATTTAACCTTATTGATATAATCAAGGGTTTTTTTGGATTGTTCAGCAACCTGTTCTGGATGCTCAGATAAAGTCTTGGCTACAATCTCTTCTAATGTTGTGCCATTAACTGCGCTGTAATCCATAGTGATAGATTTGTATTGCATTATCTCATCCCCGCAGGTGATATTCTGACATCAGCGACGGCAGAAATCATGATGAAATTATCATCGATACCATAAAGCTGCTGAACAACAAACACACTGCCATCAATAGAAGTGAATTTGCCATGAATTTCCACATTATTAATAGTATTGCGAGCAACGGCTAATGATGCACCCAAGCCTGCATAGTTATCATATTCCTGCACAAAGTTCTGCTTGGCAGCAACCACCAACACATTATTAGTAATGACGCCAGCCGGTGAGGTATAACTCATCAGCTCGCCAAACTCGTCTGTATTGGCAAAGGCTGCTACATCAAGAGCCATTTGTTGCTTGAATGTCACCACGCCGTTTACTCGCTTTCTTATTGTGTCGAATTATGGAAGCCTGATGGGGCGCTCGGTATATTTGCAGATTTATCTTCTCTGACAGCTCATTGGCTGTATCGTATGGTGGAGGCAAGAAACAAAGAAAACTATCTGCAAAAACCGAGTCATACCCATCAAGCAAGCTTAGTTTACAGTCCAAGGATTACATCAACAGTAGTGACTGCTGAGCTGGAAGCTGCGGCAGCATGTCCAACAACAACGGCAGTCAGAGTGGTGCCAGCTGATGCAGCTTCAACACCAGAGTCATATACCAGAACAGTGCCCTGTGTGATTACATCAGTAGCAGTTTTCTTGGTAAGCTGATATTTACCTTTTACAGATACGGCGCCAGTAGCACCATTAGCGATATCATTAACAGCAACGCCTGCCATTTTGCCCATAATAACAAGGGCGCCAGCAGCGATGTCAGAGCCAGTTCCATTGGTGTAGCTAACAACTACGCCAGAGTCGA